TAGCAATTCTGCTCCAATTTTATAATTTCTAATTAGCTCAATTGTCAAACTGTCTAATCCCATTTTCCTAAGTTTTTCTGCATATTCAGTATACTTATTCTTAATTTTCCAATTATTATATAATAACATATATGCATTTATAAGTTCTAGAATATTTCTATTACTTAAATCATAGTTAAATGGAAAGTTATATTTATCTAAAAATTCAAACAATTGTTCTTTTTCTTCTTTTGTAATTTTATATCTTTCCCTTTTTGTTTTCATATTTCCAATATATCTCCTAGATCCATTAAACCAAATTATTTCTTTAAATGCTGAAATTATTGAACAAATTGCAGTATCCATACTTTGCATATTATCAAAAATTTGTAAAAAATATGGAGATGATATACCGAGAACGTGAAGATAAGATACTTTTCTTTTTAGGTAATAAATCCATGGAAGTGCATATTGTAAAACTTTCATTTTGCTGGAAGTCATTATTCCACCAATTGCGAAATAATAACTGTATTGTTTATAAAAATCAATTGCTTCATCTAGTTCTTGAAGTGGATAAATATGTAAAACTGGTATAATCTTTTCTATATACTCAATTTTCGTATATAGATATTCGAAATATTCAAAGTTTCGTTTGTCAAGAGGTGCAAAAACGCTAGGAATATCAAGAGAAAAAAATGCGTAAGCATTAACACTTTTATACTTTTGCAAGACATCATTTACAGAAATTTTTAAGTTATGCATTATAATTTGAAAGCCTCCACTATCTATCCAAGTCTCATTTTTCCAATATTTTTTTCTAAATCTCAGCTGATTAATTAAGACTGGAAAATTAGTTTTAAAAAAATAGCTAGTTGAACTTGAAATACCAAATACCAATTTCATTTTAACTCAGCGTTTATAATTTTCCTCCTTAATAAGTAAATAATTCCTCCAACAATTGGCATTATCAATATTCTTAATATTGTATATAGTATGTTTCCTTCAATTACAAAGTTATAAAATATTTGATTTTGCATGCCTAGATAGAAGAATAAGAATATTTGCAAAATTAGGCTAGTTATTACTATTGAAAATAATAGTTTGTTATTTACTAATTTTAAGAATGCAAAGCTAACAATTATAAAATTCCAGAAAATGAACAGTAGACCGTCAAAACCGAAAGAAATTGAAAAGTTCAAGAGATTTTCTAGAACATTTGCAATTGTATCAGCGATAAAGATTAATAGTAAAGCATTTGGCGTTATTTTTGCAAATTTTTCAGGTAAGATTTTATCAAATGCTAAATTTTGAACTAGTCTACTTTGAATCATGGAAGTTACAAAAATATAACTCATGAACCAAATTGGCATTAACAGAAATAATATATTTAAATTTGAATAACTATCAAAAATTGCTAATACAGTAACAACTAAATAGCTTGCAAAATATCCTATTTTCATAGCTTTGTTTACATTTTTTGTTTCTCCAGCGATATAACTAATTGCATTTAGAAACAAAAACATAGATAAATCAAATAGTAAAGCTGAAAGTAAAGTATTTGATATTGTAAAGTTTTGAATTTGGAAGTGAAAACTTGAAATTGGCAGAATTAAAGATACAAGTATTTGTAGAATTGCTAATCCGTCTACTAAATATGCATAAACTGACTTTCTGACTATACTGAACAAAGCGATAGCAAATAATAATTCTGAAATAAAGAATTTCTCAATTACTGGAATATTGAAATTTAACAATACAAGATCAGTTAACACTGGAGCTGAAAATACATAAACTAACCAGAGTGAAATTCCAAAAACTGTGTAAAACTTTGGAGAAAATGAAGATCTAATATAAGCGTAATCGCCTCCATTAAGCGGAATTTTCTTAGTTAGTAAATAGTACATTACTAAAAGTGGAATTCCAAAAGTAGAGCCTATAAGAACCGCAAATAATAAGTTTACATTTTTCATCATTTCAGAGACAAATAATGGATAACTTATTCCGCTCAAAATTCCCATGTAAAGTAAATTTATAGAAAAAATGTCTAGAGAATTAAAGCTTTTTATAAATCCAGAACTTTCTCTTTTGAATTCCATATTGTGGATTTGATTTTATGACCAATTTAAGATTTACTCGAAATTTAAAGAAATATATATGTCATAAAATATATATTATATTGATGACTAAGGAGTTTAAGTTAAGAGAAAATGTAACAGTTAGAATTAATGCAAATCAAGCTGAAGTAATTGTAGAAAATAAATATAAACTTTTTTTGACTCTTTATGAAAATAATGTTACCGCAAAATATTCAGATGTTGAACTTTCAATTGAATATGATAAATTTGATGCTGAAAAATTAGCAAGAAAAATTTATGTTATAGTTCAACAATCTCATAGATTTTCAATTTTACTAATTAAGGAAGTTTTAGAACTGATTAAAATTAATAATATTTATGATGAAATAATAAGAGAGATAAAGAAGTTAAAGAGAGAAGAAAATATTGAAGCATTACTAAAAATTTATGATTTTTTAAGTAAAAGTCAAAGCGTTAAATAATTGTTTTTTTACAGTTTCATAACTAAAATTTTCAATCCAGAAATTATAATTCTCCTCAATTTTCGCTTTATACTCGTCTAATGTATCTAGAACTTTTAATATTTTATCAATTGCGTCATTTATGCACATTTCCACTCCTTTTCCTATATGAATTGGATTATTCCAAAGAACATCTGGAAATCTACAAGAATCTACTAGTAAATCTTTCAATTGAGATGGAAAATATTCTTCCCATGCACCGCCTTTAGTAGCAATTACTGGAATTTTTGATATAAATGCTTCTAAACCATTTAATTCAAAACTTCCACCCCTTGAGGGTAATAAATACAAATCGGATATTCTATACATTTTTATTATATTATCAAAATCAGTATTTCCAGTCAAATTAAACATTCTGAGATCTTGAAAATCTGTCCTAGGCCCTCCTGATTTTACTAGAAAATAAATATCATCTCTTTCTTTTTGTATTTTCTTTGCTATAACATGAAATAAATCAGCACCTTTTCTAAAATCAGAGTGCCAAAGCGAAATCATTATTAACTTAATTTTCTTCTCTTTCTTCACTTTTTCAATATATTTTACTTGTTCGTCAACATTTAATTCATTATCTTTTGCCAATAATCTAGAATTGAAATTATGTACAACTTTAAAAATTGGAATTTTTAATCCAGAATTTTTAAAAGCGTTTACAGTCCATTCAGAATTTCCAATTAGTCTATCCGCATAGTTATTAGCATAATCTATAAATTTTTCTGAAATTCTATCACTGTCAGCTACTTCAATTCCTACAATTGCTGAAACACGGCTTCTATATTGTTCAAAAAATGAAAATTCAACTTTTCCCCAGTGCCACATTGAATAAAAGAAGGGATGAATAATTGAAATTGGATTTCTGAAAGGAGTAAATTGATAAAATGATAAAGCTGGAATTTCGTAAACTGTGTATTTTTCTTTTAACATTTTTATATGTTGTAAAGCAATAAATTTAAAACTGACATCATGATGTTGAGGATAAACGTAATAAATTGGCTTTTCCAATTAAATATCACCACGTCCTTAGTTTAAAATTTAAAAAATGACATTTTAATTTCTTTAACTTTTAATTTGGACTGGATCGGACTTAATTCTGAGTTAATGAATTTCATTCTTGTCCTCACCATGCTATTAAAACAAATTCTGGAATATGCTTAAACACTTGATTTATATCGTTCCATGTGAATTCCATTCTTTTTTCACCTTCTGGAGTCTTTACATAATGAATAGTTCCTAATTTCAAAACATTTATGGGAAATATATGGTCATGTATGAATATATCAACTGGAAAATATTCATAATATTGTTTATCAAGATAGACATTAATTACAGATTCAAAAATTGTAATATGTTTTTTATTAAATATGTAATTTGTTCCTGAACAAAATGGTCTTATTTCGTTAACCCAGTCATAATAAAGCCAATAACAAAGCGTGAGAATTCTATTTTGTGGATCTATATCGCGTAATTTTGGAACTATTAAATCACTATCTATAATTGCAAATACATCATCATCTTGATCTTTTGCTATCTCTAGAATTTTTAGTAATTGTTTTGCTATTCTTATCCATCTTACATTACTATTTGTCTCATTCCAGATTATTTTATCTGAATATTTATCGATTAACTGGGGAGTTAAATCATTAAAAGTTTTATCTACTACAACATAATCAAAATCCAGTTCTTCTAAATGTTTTGTAAATCCAACAAAAGTAAAGATTTTCATAATTATTTCTCAAGTTCATGACAAATTAAAATATTGCTAATTCGTTATAAGATCAATTAGATCAAGCTATATACATAATATGATATATAAGCTATGAGTTTATTTTTACTACAATTTAAGTATATAAACATATGAGCATTACATATGCTTCAATTTCAAGTTTGTTAGCTTCACCATTTCAGAGATTGACTTCTTCCATGTGGAACACTGCATCACTTTTGTTAATTCAGCTTTATGAAACTGGTGGAAATGCGGTAACATCAATTCTAAAAAATGGAAATTTAACAATTCCAGGTTCAATAAATGCTAGTTCTGGATTTTTCTATGATGAAATTTATGTAGCTGGTCAGCCAGTTTTAACAGAATTAGACCCGATATATATCGCTGGATTTATTTCAACTGCTCAACAACAAATAAATTTAATTTTATATTCAAATGAACAATTATATTACTCAATTATCAAATTACCTAATCAAATTAGTAATACACTTACACAAAATTTTGATAACTTTTATGAGTCATTTTATATTTTGATAAATTCAATTTCTAAAAGATTAGGTCTTTCGTTACAAAGTGCAATTTATTTCATTGCAAATTCTATAGAATATGTACTTGACTATGTATATTTAGCAACTGTTGGTTTAGCAAATACAATAAATAAACTTGGTTTGTATTTATCACCGCCGACTATTGAAGGTCTTCAACTTGATGTTTCTACAACTCCAAGTCCACTTTATTCCGGTCCATCTATAGAAACTGTAAGAATAATTTTACAAAATCTTAGTAATTATATAGTTTATATTGGAAATCAATTATATAATAATTTTCCAATTCTACAAAATGATAGTTTGGAAATACATGTAAATAATCCCGCAAATGTTTACGTATGGGCTACTGGAAAAGCAAAAGTTTACGCATTATTTGAAGTAATAAGTCAGTGATGAATATGTGGAGTTATTTTATAGAAAAATTTAGAGAATGTGTAGATTTTATATGTTTAAATAATGTTATTCATAAATGTTATGAGGAATGTAAGACACGAAGTGCCGAACGAAGTGAGAAAAAAGAATTTCCAGATGATGTTAATGAATGTTATGCAATATGTAATGAACTTTATGAAGAAAATGCTAGATTATTCGATTAAGGTGTTATTATGGATTATAAAGATTATTTTTGTAAATTGGAATGTTGTTATTGGCACGAGTTTGATTTAGCTTATGGAAAATTAGATGTTAAAGATAGAACAATTACAATTGTAGGAAATGACTGTGGAAGTTCAGCTTTGTATTTTTTGTTAAAAGGTGCTAAAAAAGTAATCGGTTTTGAAAAAAGTGATGAGTTAAATAAGAGATTTAAAGAAAAAGTTTGTAAAGAATTTACTATTTGTGATAAAGTTGAAATTCATGGAGAATGGACTGGAAATCAATATCCTGACACTGACATTTTAGTTATGGAT